TTATTTAAACGTTCCCCAAGCTGCGGAGTTGTAACGTACTGGCAAGAATACGTGTACACCGTTATATACGTGGTGGATCATTACATAGTTGCCAACGCGTTTCCATGAGTCGTACTTCCATGTTCCGAAAGCTGGCAAGTAACCACCTTTTTGAGCTGTGAAGCTTGCTGCACCGACACGGTTCATGATTTCAGTATCACCGTTCACAAACGTGCCATTTTCGGGTGTGAAGCCTGCTGGTACGTTTGTATTACTAGGTGCGGTTGGTTTAGTAGGTGTCGTTGGTACTGTGGTATTGCCACCGCCTACTGAGGTTGTCCCTTTTGCCAAGTCATTCGCCAACTTAGCTTTAGAAACGCCCATTGATGCTAGATAACCGTAAGGGTCGACGTGATCACCCCAAATATTCTGTGTAATCCAAAGGTGCGATTTAATCCCTGGCGTCCCGGCACCACCAGCATCCAAGGTCAAAGGAATGCCATATTTTTTGGCGTAGTCACGCGCGAGTTCGATGTAAGTTGCGTAGTTTTTAGCAAATTCGCCCTTGTCGTACGTCCGTTGAAGCTCAATCTGAACCGGGCTATAACCATTGGCGTTGCCAGCTGCGTATGAAACATATCCTGGTTCTCCAACTTGATAAACACGTCCGCCATCGCCCACCACAAACGTTGAATATGCTGTATACGGTGTGTAATTATTTTTCATGTTAGCGGCAATGTTTCTCCCTGGCGCTTCAAGTCCGGCTTCGTGCATAATCACAAATGAATGAGTAGCAAGTTGTGCGCTCCCTTGATTAGCGTTAAAAGCGTAGGTGTAGTCAATCGAATACGCTGCCTGCGCACCGGTTGTTGTTCCTACGGCCATTAAAAAAGTCGCCATTCCGGCGACTACTAGTTTCATTGATTTTTTCATTTTGAATCTCCCTTATTGTCTGTAATCCCTTTGGTTGTCGGGTCGTTAACCAATCCCATAATTGTGAGCAAAGCAAAAGCCGCGTTAACAATCGCAAGTAGCTGACTGTTAAGCGGCTCGATTTCAAACCGATACCCAAACGGCACTAGTAGTACCTGAATAAATAGTAATAGCGCTGGAACAAAAGTTATCCAGAAAGTTTTGTTTTTAAATCTGGCCTGCCAATCAATTTTCATTCAACTAGTCTCCTTTTAAATTTTTAATTTTTTCATGATGGCGATCAAGTCGCCGGTCGTGTTCATCAGCCCGCCTGTCTAGCCGACTGATGTCAGACTTTAACTCTGCTAGATTATGATTTAACAAAGTAAAGTTCTGATTTAGCTCTTTAATGTCCCCGCGGAATGGCCCAAAAATTGCGTACTTAAAAAGCAGGCTGATTAAACCTGCTAGAAACGTAATAATCGCAATCAGTGATGCCCACTCACCCCACGTTAATCCTCCTAATCCATGCAAAATTTTTCCTCCCTACATAATTAATTTAAATGCAATAAAAATAGCAATCCATAATAAGATTGCTATTGGTGTTGCGTATTTTAATCCTCTGAACAATTCCATTTAAATCCCTCCTTTATCACTTGAGGACATCCTCTTGCATGTTAACGTAGTTTGTTGAAAAACCAGTTACGCCCCAATCCATTAGCTTTTTACGGTCAACGTTATCTGCTGCCCAAACATTTACTCTAACGCCAGCATTAACCGCCGCTTCAACTTGTGCCTGTGTAACCCCGTCTGCTTTGGCTAGTATCTGAACCCTTCCTTCTCCACGAGCATTGCTGAGGTTGTGTGTCTTGCATAAATCAATGCTCTCCTGCGTGACGTCACCGCTCAATAATAGATGCATGGCGTCGGCTTTCGGCATGATGTTTCTCAATCTGTTGAGCGCGTCTTCATTGTTAATGTAGAACACCACATCGTGATAATCGACTTTATTAATAATCTTCTTAATCATCTCTATTTTTTCATCCCCAAGACCCCAGGACCGGTCAATGTGAAGCACTTGGTCAAGCCTCTTGCACTGGATTAACGTCTCTTCTAGTGTCGGGATTTGTTCCCCAGCGAACTGTGGCGATAAAAAAGACCCATAGTCATAACTCTTGAGCTCTTTGAGGGTTGCCTCGGCAACTACAATCGTTTCGGCAATCTCACTTCCGTCAGCGTGTCTGGCTGTTCGATTAATCGTTGAATCATGGATGTTAACCGGGATAATGTCTGAGGTCCATGATAAATCCATCTCGACCTCATTAATCCCCGCTTTTTTAGCCCCACGATAAGCAGCGAGCGTGTCCTCAGGGTAGTCATTAGAATAACCGCGGTGGGCAATGCAACGGATTGGCGCATCTTTTGAGACTTGAATCGGCGAATCTTTTGAGACTTGAACCGCAGGTGAGGAGTTCATCTCCTTACCAATTCCAGCCATCTTCCCATCGACGGTTACTGGGAAAACATTACTTGAAACGTACTTGCCATTATCTCGCATCATTAACAGGACGACTTGATTGCGAGTCAACTTAACCCCCCATTCAACAAAAGACATTGTGCTTGTTGAAAAATCAAAAATCAATTTAGTCGTTTTTTCGGGCAAAGGATTGACTACTGTAAACGTGCCATCGCTAGGGATGAAGCTAAATTTAGATGTGTCGCCGTAAGTAATAGCGCTAGAACTCCCCGTTGTTTGTCGCGGAAACGTGAGAGTGCTTGTCGAAGTTGAATAGTTTGGCGGGTCAGTCACGAGGTTGACGAGTGGCGTCTGCCCTAGAGGCGTTAACTTATCACCAGAGACAGACCCCTTCGTTAACCCAACCGCCTCCCCATCGACGGTTACTGGGAAAACATTACTTGAAATCTGCTTGCCGTTAAGCCGCATCATTAATAACGCAATTTGACTATCGGTCAACTTAACATGCCCATTCAACAAAACGACATTGTGTTTGTCGCAAAATCAAAAATCAATTTAGTCGTTTTTTCGGGCAAAGGATTGACTACTGTATATTTGCCGTCATTCGGGATAAAGTAAGTCTTGGCGCCGTCACCGTAGGTGATAACGCTATTACCACCAGTTGGCCCTACAGCTGGGAAGGTTAAAACATGCGTGCTAGTATTATAATCAGGTGGGTCTGTTACCAACATCACTTGAGGATGTTGGATTGGCGCCGCAGCTTTGGGGCTAGTGACTGCGTTATTGACAATATTAGATGTTGACACCGCATCTTTGCCGACAATTGCGACAGACCCGCCTGTAATAGCTTTTTTAACATCTTGTGAAAGCATAGGCATGGTTATCTGCTCAAGACCACCATTATCGACCTTGTTAACTATGTCCTTTTTCTCCAACTTGGTTGCGCTTAATTTATCCAAGCCAATTCTTGTTTCGGCAATAGTATTATCCTGCGCATCTTCGTGGATTCCTAGCGTTTCATACTTACCACGTGCAGCAACGACTTCTGCCGATTGATTACCGCCCGTTTCTGTCATTAACTTAACCAACGCTTCCCCTTGTTGTGCAATTGCCTCGCGCGTGTCTTTGCCATAGGTCTTATGTCGCAAGGCCCTGCTGATGTCGCTTAGCGGGTTTAATTTCGTGTTGTCGAATGGTGTTGGGTCCCGATAATCCACTGTATCTCTCTTAATTTCATTCACCATTTACTTTCCTCCATTTTCCAGCGCTAAGATGCGCTTTTCAAAATCTTCATTTTTTGTTTTTTGCTGATTGTTAGTCATTAACTGATTAGCATTAGTTGTTTCTTGAGTTGTTTTAAATTGTTCTAAGTCAAGCACGTTCTGGCCAATCTCACCGAGGTTGGTAATGATTGTAGTCGTTTGATTCTCTAATGCGACTAATTTTTTAAGAATATCTTTGAAATCCGTGTTACCAATATCTTCAATTAACTTGTCGTATTCAGTTTTGAGGCTAGTCAATTGGTCAGTCGTTTCGGCTAATTTCTTAGAGGTTTCAGTAATTCGTAAATTCTGGCCAATTAAATTAGACCGCAACACGCTAATCTGTACTGTGGCCCTTTTTTGTTTGATATTATATTCGGACAATGTTAGTTCTCTATCACCAATCGTCATACTATCACTTTCGGGATTGTCTAAATTGAGCGTCATTGTAACAATGCGTAGCTCATCGTCAATTCCCATATACTCATTAATTAGCTGATGATAATTACCGACTGCAAAGTTATCAATAGCCACTCCTAATGGTTTTAAATCAATCGCAGCAATCTGATAACCAACTGCAATAGGCTTGTAATTATTGAACCAAGTATCAGCTTTTGACTTCAAAATACTAGCATCATGTACATCATCCCAATTGTTAGTTCCGCTTATTCTACCGAATTGGCTGATTAAGTCGGAGCGCTCAATATAGTCGCGACCACCATTAACACTACTAATTGTCAATCGTGGACTGGCCACATCAGTTCCAGTCGATTCATTTGAATTGCCTTGTTCAATCGTCGCACCGTATGGATAAAAGACTGAATAGACCGATGATGGATCTAACTTTCGCTCCATCGTCTGCAGATTACTATTAACATCAATCTGCTGTTTTGCATGTATGCCAATTTCCTTCAGCCAATCAATGTAAGTGCCATCTGACTCATGCCGTATACGTAGTTCCCCACCCCATTTATTAATTAGCTTCTCAGTAATCACTGTCAGTGTGGAAGTCCCCGGTTCAACATAGTGATAGACATTGTCAGTTGAATTGGTAATCTCAATCTTGCCGACTTTGAATTGATGCACGCTTGGTACTTGCTGATTATGAATGCCAATCAAATTTCTGAAGTCTTGCGCTGGTGACGTATTTTGCGTTTTTTGAAATGGTTGTTTTGAGTCGTTTAGGTAATCAAGCTCACTAGAGCAAGTGATATTTTTGTAGAATCCTGTATCATCATACATTTCTTCAGCAAATAAAATACGTCCACGAGATAACTCATGACCGTCTATTTCAGATTCAATTCTGTACGTTGAAACCATCCCTTGAATTTCATTATAGATTTCAGCGAACGGATACAACTTAAATGTGAACTTATCAGACACATTAATGCCAATACCTAACTGACCGTCTACAATAATCTGATCCGCATAACTTGCTTGGACTACTGTGCCAATCTTGTCATTTCCATTTTTAAAAAGTGTCACGCGATACATCAAAGGACCTCTTTTCTAAACTTAAAATAAATGGTCCCATTACCGGTTAAAGTAATAGAATTCTCACCTTTTTTAAAGCTGAGAGGCGTACGAGAGTAACTCCCAGATTCTAAGTTGACCGTCTGTCCGTTCAAATTAACCGTGAGCGTGCCAGTAACTTCGATATCTGGCGAAATCTTACCGACTGATTGATTGTAGATAGTCACAGTCTTGCTACCACTTACAGTTAATTTAGTTAGTTGCGCAATGTCCAGTTCAAAATTAAAAGTGTCCCAAACATCGTCGCCCTCCAACTTATTTGAAATCTTAAAAGGATAAGCTGTAAAGATTACTTCTAATGTGCCAATCCCTTTCCGCTCAGTAAAAGATGGGGCCTCTTGAATTTCAGCTAAAAAATAATAGCCCGGAATAGCTTCATCAAATAACTTGCGTTGTGTACCAGGCACTAACCAATTCAATGCTTTAATTTTGAAAGTATTCATAACATCTTTGCGTAATGATTGATAATCGCCCAAATTGAACGTGTACTTTAATTGGCGCTCACCATATTGCTCGCCCATAATTGGCGCATAGTCATAATAACCATTGCCATTTGGGATTGCAATCCGGCGTTTCTTCTTAGCAGGATTGCCGATCTCTTTGGCATTGATCGTTAACCCATAGTCATCAAAGCTAGATTGGTTATCCCAATAAATCTGCTTCCATTTAGCCACTAAAGACACCCCTTTCTGTTAACACATTATTCTGCATTTGGTTTTTTGAAACTCCAGGCTCTACGATTTTGCTGACCCGTTTACCGTCCATAATCAAATTAGGGTTCTTAACCAAGATTTTAGACAAATAACCTAAAACTTCATCTAATTTATCAAGTTTATCAAGCTTCTCTTCAAGTCCGCTAAAATTGCTAACTTGGACTGTTTGATTTATAATACTGCTTTTAGAATCGGAGATTTTACCGGCCTTCAACAACGTTCCTAATGCGCGGGTATTATTAGCAGTACCATTTTTAAAGTGTGGAATTGATTTTAAAATTCGCTTTGTTTTATTCGCAGGAATGACTCGAGCTCCTCGCTCTAAGTTAGGTAGAAATACATTCCGGCCTTCTGGAACAAAGGCTGATTTACGTGTAATAATTAACTCTCTATAATTCGAGCCTTTTTGATCATTAACAAGTGCGTCACCACCACTATGAAAACTCGTCCCACGTGCATGACCTGTAATTTTTTTGTAATTGACTTAAAAATAGAGGTTAAAGTAACTGTATGGTCTTTTTTGCGACTAAAAATATCAACCGCATTTGATGCTGAGCTTGCTGGCCCTGAAGCATTATCATTTGCTTTTAAATTCTTAATCTTAGGATTGTTTCGCTTAAAGTTATTAACATTATCATTCGCGGTTGTAACAGCGCCCCCTAGTCCAGAATCATGGGCTTTTAACCCCTTACTTGATGGGTTGTTTCCTTTAAATCCATTCAATTGATTGTTGCCACGTGACACGGAACCACCTAATCCAGCATCATGACCCTTTAACGGCTTACTTGGTGGATTATTCCGTTTAATGCTGTTAATTTGATCATTGCCAGCTATCACCGCGCCCGCAAGCCCACCATCGTGTGCCTTCAGTGGTTTACTTGCAGGATTGTTTGTCTTGTAATTATCTAATAGGATACCTGCGTCGGTTAATTTCTGCCGAGCATCAGCATTATTAATCATCAAATCCTTTTGTTTTTGAGGCATATCATTCCAAGCGCCATATTTGATAACCATATCCGCTAAATCTGGTGCACCTTTAGTGTTAAGAATGGCATTTTTTTCTTCATCAGAAAGTCCTTGCCACACACCATATTTATCCAATATGTTAACCAATGGCACTGTCGCTTTGTCCTTAACCAATGCTTGTTGCTCTTTAAGTGTCAACATATTCCATTGACCACCCTTTAAAAGTAAATTAGCAATCGGTGACGCATCGCCGTGTAAGATAGCTTCTTTTTGCTTGGGTGTGAATTGGTCCCAAATACCGAACTGTTGAATGATATCAGCCATTTCCTTATTACCCTTAACAGCAACGATGGCTTGTTGTTCTTTCCACGTCAGATCATCCCACTTACCATTCGCGAGCGCGGCTTCACCAATCATTAACTTAGCGTTGCTACTTAAATTGGCGTGTTTGAGGTCATAATGAAGGTCATTCCAGCCCTTTTTGGATTGAGCCGCCTTATTGACTTCCTCTTGGGCGTTGGTTTTGACCTTGCCAGTTTTAGGGTCAAAGATTAACTTATTCCATTGTTCATTTGCTTTAGCGGTTGCTTTTGACATGTTAGCAGTATCTGCTGCAACTATCCCGGTACTATCGGACATGTTTTGGCTTTGAGTTTTAACAATTTTAGCAGCCTGTTCGTACGTATACCCAAAATTTAATAAATCTTGAGTAATTTGGTCTTTTGACTCACCATTAGCCTTGGCAAGTTTGAATACAGACGCAACCATGCTTTCTGTAGAAGCGTTGTGCTCTGCTTTTAATTGCTTCATGTATGCACCGTACTGTTTAGCAGAAATGGTATTGTCTGAGTATGCCTTCTTAATCGTTGCTGCTTGTTTTTGATAAGTTTTTTCTTCTGATCTAAATTGACTTGTTAAATCATCAATCGCTTTGCCGCGTTGTTGATTATTCATCGTATCAATATCGCCATTTAAAGCGGCTATTACAGACTTCTTAGCTTTGCCACTAATTTGTAGAAGCTTAACTTCATCAGCATTCATACGTGTACGCCCATTAAGTACGATGGTACGTTCATCATCGGTGAGTTTTGAAACATCGCCATTATGTTTTTTGAGCACAGCTTGGATTAACTCATTTTGTTTTCTTGCGTCCGCTAAAATTTCTGCATTTGCTTTTTTACGGTGTAAAACATTTGCCTGCGCATCTTTCTTGGCAAAACCAGGTAGGTCATTAATATCATCTTCCATTTTTTTAATGGAATTGTTAGAATCTGTGACCATCTGCTCATACATGTCAGAAAAATTAGAAGCTACTTGTTTAGTTGTCGTTTTTGTATTCCCGTTAAAGCCTTCTAGAGCGGCAGAAGCTTGTGTTGAGAATCCTTGCATTTTAGTTAGTGATTTATCAGCGGAATCACTTACATCAGTTCCCCAACGCGAAGTTCTATTAGCCGATTCCACAGCTTTCTTGCCCCAAAGCTCCCAAACAGCCACACCTGCGACGACGACTGCAGTTGTTCCTAGTACATATGGATTTAATAGTGATAGCCCACTACTAAACAATCCTGCACCCTTACCGGCACTAGTTAGCGCTGTTCCGGCGCCTTCAATGCCCAACTTAGCTGCTTTAGAAGTACCAGAGACACGCCCAAGCATTGTAAATAATCCGCCAAGGCCTGAGCTAACTGAGCCGGTTACTTTGAGTACATTCCCCAAAACGCCTGATACTGGCCCAATCGCGGCTGCAAACAATGCCCATTTAATGATTGATCGTTGAGTGGCGCTGTCCATGTTTGAGAACCCACGAATCATAGAGGTTAGTTTCTCAATTAAAGGTGTTAGCGTTGGCAATAATTTCTCACCAAATTCAATGCCTAAAACATGGATTGACTCTTTAAATCTTGCAACTTTAGCCGCCTGCGTATCGTTTAATTGGTCAGCAATTTTTTTGGTGGTACCGGCTGAATCTTCAGCGCCTTTGGTGTATTTACGAAGTTCGTCGCTACCTTCAGAGATTAACGCATTCATCCCTGCTTGTGCTTCAGTACCAAATGCCATTGCAATTGAAGAAGCACGCTGTTGGTCCGTCCAACCTTCGGTATTATTTTTAATCTTGTCGATGATTTCTGGCAATGTCAATGTGCCTTTTTTGAAATCTTCAACAGAAACACCCATCGCCTTGAAACCAGCAACGTTTTGCTTCGATGGCTTCATGAGCCGTGTCAAAGCACCACGCAAGGCAGTACCAGCTACGGAACCTTCAATACCTTTGTTGCTCATGATACCGATTGCGGCAGCTGTCTCTTCTAAACTAATCCCAGCAGCATGAGCGGATGGACCAACATAAGTCATCGCCTCTCCCATATCCTGGAACCCAGCGGCTGTTGCATTAGCAACATAAGTCAAACTATCGGTGACACGGCTTGTATTTTTAAGCATGCCTGTCGTTGACTCTGTCTTCAAACCGAATTGTTCGAGCACCGAAGTTGATACATGCATAACATCGTTGAAGTCATCACCAGATGCCTTAGCAGCATTCAATACAGCGGGCATAGCGCCCATTGTTTGTTGAGCAGTATAACCACGCTTTACCATTTCGGTCATGCCATCATTAATCTTGTCGGTGGAGACCCCAAATTGCATAGCCCATTTCTTTGATGAGCTACTCATTTGATCTAACTCTCTTCGAACAGAAGCAGTAATCTTACCGCCATTGGTTAATAACGGGCCAATCGCGCTAATTTGTGAGTTGAAATCAATTGCAGACTTAGCAGCAGCGGTAAAGCCACCTACGATTGGCGTGGTGATGCCAATTGTGGCTTTTCGACCTAACGAAGTAAGCTTCTCACCTGCTGTGGTGGTGGCATTGCCAAACTTAGTTAGCTTTTCGCCCGCTTTAGTCCAACCACTGTCTTGAATAGCGATTGTCCTAGCAGTAGCTTGCATCTTAGCTTCTAATCTTGAAGTAGACGCTGCTGTTTTGTTGTACTCGTTTTCCAGCCGGGAGAGCTTATTTTTTTGCTCATCTGTCGCGCCGTTTACGTCTTTGATACTAGATCTATAACTTTCAAACTGACCTTTTTGTTGAGCAAGTAACGCATTATATTGTTTTAATTGCTTGCCCATTGTGGCGTAGTTGGTCTTTAAATCATTAATACTCTTACCACTCGATTTAATAGCCGTTTCTTGCGCTCTAACCGCATTGCCAGTTGCTTTGATCTGTTGTTGCAAAACACGCGTCGACTGCTTAAACGGGTTAATATCAAGCGACACAGTACCCGAAATGTGTCCCAAACTTCCTGCCATTTGTTTTCCTCCTTTCTAGTGGAATAAAAAAGGAAAGGCCTTATCAATAGGCTTTTCCTTATCTTCTTCTGGTTCATTTAATTTAACGATTAAATCTAGATCATCTAGTGAGAGATTTAAAATTTCTTTAACCTTGTAACCAGCATTATTCTGTAAACTTTTCATCATTGAAAAGTAGCTATTAATAGCATCTTGAATATCCTTGCTAGTTACGTTTTCTATAAATTTTCGTCTTCACCGCCAAGCGCTTGTTCAACAAATCTATTAACAGTGGCGATATTCTTGGGGTCTAATCCCTCGTAAGCTTCTTTTAAAGAAAATTGATTGTCGAAAAATTTAGATAAGAATTCGCAGATGTCACTTAAGTTGTCCTTTAAATCTTTAGCTGTTTCTGATTCTTTTTCGGCACGTTTTTGCTGTTTTAATTGAAGTTCCAATGCTAAAAGCGTGTCCGCCAAGCTGAGCGGTTTCGTACGTGTAAATTTTTTAATTTCACCATTAATGTTTAATTCAATTTCCATGTGTAGAACCTCCATTGATTAATCCAGCCACCAACCAACTCAAGAGAGTGAGTGTGCTCTAATATGCATTAATTATTATCAGTAACGGTAATATCACTATCAGCAGTAAAATTACCATCTGTAGTTTTAACTGTAACCTTGGCATTGCCTGTAGCTTTAGCAGTAACTAAACCACTAGCATTTACTGACGCAACCGTTTCATTAGAACTACTCCAAGTAACACTTTTGTCGGCGGCATCCGCTGGGGTGACCGTCTCTGTTAATTGTGTAGTTTCACCGACCTTAATGGTTGCTGTTTTCTGATTTACGGTAACGCCAGTTACACTTTTGGGGACGGTTCACCGTTAAATACCATCTTAGTAAAGGCATCAAGCTTGAAGTCTTTGTTATCTTCACGCCCAATGAATAACATGTCTTCTTCTTCACCGCGAGCAACGAAGTTACCAGTAATAGAATCTTCGGCAACTTCAATCTTGTCTTCTTTGGTCTTCAAATCCATACCAGGCAAGTTAAACTTCCCCTTTGCCAAACCAACGTAGCAGTATTTGTTATCGTCCATCAAAGCACGGAACATAACAGCCACATCAGGGACTTTAATTGTCTTAGTGTACCGTTCAATCCCGCTTTCAACTGTAACGCCTAACATTTGTTGCTTATCAATTGTTGGTAAGTCAACCAATCCTAATTCAAGTTTTAACTCAGTAATGCCGGCTGGAATAACCAAGTATGGGCCGTCATCGGCGTAAATCGTTTCTAGTTCATTAGTAATGTCTAATTTCGCAGAACGCATCCCCGGAATTTTAAAAATCTCACTGTTCGTTTTTTCGTCTTCTACTGTTGCATATTGAAATTGTGATAAACCAATTTTAGCTTTGCTCATTGTAAATCCTCCCTCTAAATAGCCCTGTTACCATAATTTGTTCTGTGTAATCAGGGTCAATTGAACGTTCAGGTTGGTAACGCTCATAACCGTTTTTGTGTAATTCTTGATAAATAAGGTCTTGCATTAGTGCAAGGCCACTTGTATCTTTTTTGTTTATCCAAAAATCTACTTGGACAAATGTGTCCACTAAAAAACGCTCATTATCTGCATAATGGGCGTCTTCTTTGGGTACTGGAGTCACTCTAATAACTGGATTAGACTCGTTTTTTTGATAATCTTCTGGGATCGCAAACGTATAAATCGGCACAATAGCTAATGATTGACCACGAATATTATCCATTAAGCTGACTAGCGCTTTAGAATTTTTTAAAATGTTTCTAACGTTAACTTCAGGTAGATTAGTCATCTAGAAGCCTCATTTCTTCAGCGTAAACTTCCAGAATCTCATCGCGTGATTGTTCCTGCGCTCTAATTGAAAAGTTCTGCGCTCGTTGCTTCTTCGTCCCCTTGTCAGGGAAATGGGCCCGCCAAGCACTTTTACCACCATATCCGACTTGTTTTTCAAAGCGTCCTGTTGAAGCTTTCATTGGGCCGGTTTTAACGTCACTAGCAAGCACACCAGAATCTACTGGCGTATCGGCCTTAAGATGATTAGCGAATATTTCAGCGCCCTTATTGATGCTCTTACGCGCCTTTTTAGGCGCCTCAACTTCAAGCCTTGTGACGTTCGCCAACATTGCATCCATGCCCTTCACTTCACCAACACCCCCTTAATTTTTGTAAGGTCGTGGTTTAAGAAGTCTTCTTCAACTTGGACGATCTCATAAATCCGACCATCGAAGTCAATCTTCCAAGTTTGGTCAACTAACTTATTTTGACGGTAACGAATATAGAAATCAGTCGTTTCTTTGGTGACTTCTTTGAATTCCTTATTAGTCGACTTAGCAACCTCAGCCCAACAGCTGTATTCATCAGTACGAACATTTTCGATTGGCACACCATCATCATTGACACCAGGCGCTAAGCTAAAAAATGTAATGCGGTTATTCAACCGGCTGATTATCATTCGCTTCACGCTCCTTGTCGTAGTAATATTGCCCGCGCAGTTGCTGAATCAGTGGCGTCACACCGTAAGGAATACTTGTAGTACCGCCACCAGTCTGAACACTTGCTAAGCGGTTCTCGTACCAGTGAGCAGTCAAAAGCAAGGCTGTGCGCTCGAAAAGTTTATATTTGGCAAACGTTTCAACGTCTACTCCCACATCAATGGCATTCTTGACGTATTCCCGCGCTGACTGATAGAGATTGTCAACCAAATCATCATCAAGCGTATGATCAATGCGTAAATAGTTTTTAATCTCTTCGGTTGTCATAGGCAATCACTTATTTGGAAGCCGGAGACGTCACAACATCTTCTTGTGTCACAAAGAACCCGGCTTTAGTGTCAGCAACTCGTGTATCAAAACGCATAACGCCTGCTAAATATTGGCCATAGATGTCATTGTCCATCCAGCGTAGTGATAATTGTTTGCGGTCAAAGAACTTAACAGCACGTTTTAAATCGCCAACAAACGCTACTGAATCGCCTTGTTTGCCTAATTGTGTGTCAGGAACAACTGCTACTGGGACATTACCACTTAATACTTTGCCAGACGCGCTAGTAATTGAATCTTGTAATAAGTAGCGGCCATTATTGTCTTTTAAGGTGTCTAACCAGTTGAAGAAAGTTTGAGAAGCAACGATTACTTTTGAGTAAGCCGGATCTAAATCAACGTTAAGCATTTTTTTGATGTCGTCGAAAGAGCTAACTTTTTTAGCTGTCATTGTCTTAGCTTTTTCTAGAATAGCAGCGTTAGAAGTATTAATATCCCGTTGTGCCATTTGGTCAGCCACAATACCGTCAACATTTACCGCGTCGTCAATATCTTCTTGTGAGATTGCTAAGGCGCCACGACGAGTTTGAATCTTATAATCAACTTTATTGAATTTAGGCTTAGCTAATTCTGGATTCTTTTCTAATTCTTCAACTGTTGGGAATACTTCACTAACGTTTTCTAAAACTGGGTAAGTCCCACTCATAGTTGTTACTGGAATCACATCAACGAATTGTCGTAAATCAACAACTGTTTTGAGTTCTTTTTCAGCAGAGTAAACAATATCTTTTGGCAAGATTGCTTCGTTATCTACCGTCGTTAAGCCTGCGCGAACTTCGCCTTTTGATGCGATATAGTGGCGTAATAAGTCGCGTTGTTCAACATGTTCATCTGTTTTAACTTCTTTTTTAGCGCCTGTTTCGATTTTTCGTTGTTCGGTAATACTCTTTAAGTCAGCCAAAGTATCACGTTTTTCAGCTAATACTTTCTTACCGTCATCTAACGTTTTCTTAAGCGAGCGAACTTCTTCAAGCTTGCCGTCTTCTGCTAATTTATTGGCAGATTCTAGATCAGTATTGAATTTTGTTTCTAAGTCTCGAATTTCTGCTTCGAGTGCTTTAATTTTTTCGTTTAGCATTTAAATGCCTCCTAATTTTTGCGCAAAAAAAGAGCTTAAATAGTCATAAGCTCCAGTTCTGCTTTTAATTTGTCTAAATCTGATGTCTTTTGTTTAATAAATCGCTGTGCAACTGACACATCTGTGTCTTTGTATGCAGGGATTGGAGTAAGAGTAATTTCATACAATTCCCCAATTTTTAAAATCTCGCGCCGATAGACAGTGCTTGATGTGTCCCATTTGTCTTCATTAACTGTAAAACCAAAAGAACAGCCTTGAATATTACCATTGCGCACATTCTCGTAGGTATCACGTCCAATACTGGTATCTGGCAAACTTGCCTTAAAATGCAAACCAGCATCATCTAGTGTTAACTCAAGCGTATTGGCGATGGTCCGGCAAAGTACCGAATCATAATCGTGATTAAATAGCATAAACACGTCTCTCAAATCCACATCATCAAAAGCGTGTGGATCTACTTGTTCGATAAACCCGCCCAAGTCTTCGCTGTCACGGTTAAAAACTACCGCCGTACCACTTACTGTTCTTGTTTCATCATCACTAGCGGTTAGGTCAGTATTAATCGCTCTTGTTTCCAGTTTTGGCATTCATATCACCCCCTTTCAATGTTAAATGTGCCTCATCAAGTGGGATATAGTTGCTCATCACATAGTAGTGATGCTGGTCGGAATCAGGCTGATAGCCTAAACGTTTGCGATATTCGTCATGATTAATCCCGCCGTTTTGCCACATCTTGATTGACTCTTCGATATTTGTCTTCGTATCCAATTTGAGTAAGCGACTTACATCGAATTCAAAGTGAAGTTTCAACCTGTCTTTAAAGTCGAGAAGCTTTACGTTATTTTCCGAGTTAAAAACTGAAAAATAATGATCTAATGAATTTTGAATGTAATCTAAATTCTCTTGAACTACTGACGTATGAGCTGATTCGATTCCCAATTTTGACGTAGGAATAGAAAACGCCTTAGCAATCTGCTTAGTAGAATATTGGTTCGAATTAATAAGCTTTAAAACCGACGTATCAACTTCAATTTGTGTGTAGTCCATCGTAGTATCTAAAACAGTCACGCCTGTGTCGTCATTATTTGACGCAATGAACTTATTTTTAATGGCTTTAGCTGCTTCTGGTGCTAGATCGGCCTTATCAATCTTTAAGGTTCCCCGACTGTGTAGCCCGGAATTGAAAAAATTCATTAGCATCCGGTTACCAGAGTCTTGCACTTCAACTTCATTTCTAAGTGAGTGGAGTGGTGAGATGCCAACTATTCCGTTTGTGGAAAAATATTTATAATGCAAAATGTCGGCAGCCGCTAAGTCGTACTCTCGAGCGTCATCGTCGTTAATCTTATAAGTTAGAACATCGTTCTCATCCCTATAAATAGTGACCCACGATGGTTTTATTAGCCGTAATTCAACTGGATTGCCCTGTTTATCACGATAAATACGTGCATAAGCATTCCCAGACAAAAGCAAGTTAGCAGCTAGCGCAAACCTAAACGTCCAAGCGGTCATCGTCTCATTTGGCTTAACGTTCAATAAGTAATTCAAATCATCTGAGATTACATTATCTTCATTGCTAATTAACTTAATTGGGTTTGTAGCGATATCCTGCGATACGACTTTAACCGCGGTAAACACATCACTATTCCTTAAGTAAGAGATTGATACATAATTAGGCGATTGTTTTCCAGCGATGATGGTTTGCATCGTATTGTAATTCTCGTTATTCACCGGTTTAAAAAATCCCATTTAATCACCCCCTTTCCCGCATTTTAAAAAGCAATAGAGAGAGTGTCAGTAGGGTTGCGCCGGTCCCAATCAATCCCACAGATAAGGAAATTGAGAAGTAACCAATGCATAAAAATAGCACGCCAACAATAAACATAATGACGTGCGCATAATTGTCTAGAAAACTCACTAAGACACCTCCCCTAGAACGTGAATTCATTAATGTAAAAATCATTGTCAGCAACATCTGAATGTTTGAAATCGTGCAATACTGCTCGTGTCCAAGCATCCATACCTGCTGCCAACGGGTCAATCTTGTTGCGGTACATCGCTTTATCAATCTGTACAGCATCATTAAGCTGTTTCAGCACCGAATTATTAACCGCAATTTCTAGCAGCTGATTACTCGTGTGGACAATGTTCCTATCCTGTACATACTTTCTAAACTGCTTAGTAGGTTCTGATAAGGTTGCGTAACCTTGCGCCACATCAACCATTTCAAAATCTTTCACTAAATTATTGATGATATTATTGGCAGAATAACGGTCAAAGCAAATGTATTTAACATTAAATTGATATTTGTCCACTAACTGATAAACGAAATCAATAATCTGCTGATCATCAATATTTCCAGTTTCTGCTTCTGATAGGGTTACAAGCCCCTTATTAGCAAGCCTGTCATATGGAATCTTATCCCTGTCAATCTTATTCTGAAGGCCGCCACGAGTCCCTACGAACGCGTGAGAGTCAATAAAGAACTTGTTCTCTTCCTCCAATGGCACAATCCAACTAACCGCAGATAAGTCCCCAACGCGAGCTAAATCCATGCCAATGTAAACATCTTTGTTCATTAAATCTGGTTCGATTTCAATCTCAGTATCTTTCCAATCCTTAATCTTAATGTAGCTTTCAGATGACTCTTGCTGCCACATATTAAAGTATTTGATCAACGCTGGCGGTTGATTATCCTTATCTGTAGCTTCTTGCCACTTGGCACGGATATTAGGTAGAAGTTTCTCTTTTACTTTTTCATCAAATAAAATCGGATTGCTTTTAATCCAGTTGGCTTCATCGGCAATTTCCGCTTCGTTATCTTGTTCATACCACACGCAGAAATAACTTTCATTAGTGATTTTGCCACTTAAAATATCAGTCACATATGGATATTCTTGTGTACAAAACCATGCGTTAACCTTTTCTGACACCGTTGAGATAATCATCAGTAGCGCTTGGCTTTGCTGTCCTTGGGACGTTTCTAATACGTCTACAAGCCCGTAATCGGTCGAGCGTGATTGTTCATCAATGATGCCTAGTAATACGTTCAGTCCGTCTAAACTGTTGTAGTCGCTCGATAGTGGCATAATATAGCTGCCAGAACCGTCTTGACGTATTTCAGATTTAAGTACACTAGTGGCTTTCTTGATGATTTTTGACTTACTTCTAAGTTGCTTCAAGAAGTTAACAATCATGTTATAAACAACCTTGGCTTGTTGCCGTGTATTGGCTGCGCAATAAATCTGACGATCATACTTAGGGATTTCTTCGTAAAGCAGCATATACAGCGCAATACCAGACACAACAAGTGACTTCCCTTGCTTACGTCCCATCGATATTACTGCCTTTTTGAACCGTCTAAAGCCGGTCTCTTTATTTTTCCAACCGAATAGAGAACCGACGATAAACTTTTGAAAATTAACCAGTTTTAATGGCTTACCATCGTCTGGATTGGGCAACATTTCGATAAACTCAATCACACGATTTGCTTTTTTAACGTCAAAAAAATAAGGATAATCGCTATCCTTACTATCTGTCAGATTCTTTAAATGTCGTGCGCAGGCTTGAATTGTTTTCTTACCAGCAACAATTTTGCCGTCAACAATTGCTTGCGCGTATTCTGTCGTGTAATCAATCACTTAAATCACCAAACTTCGCAAACGGGTCATCAGGTTGCTTGTCAATCTGCGGCACCACAAGCTTCATCCGTGAATCAAGCGTCATGCCCAAACTACCAGCAGTTGCTCTGATTTCTTTTGACATGTCGGTCATGATGTTAACAGAAGGGTTCTTTTTGTCTTCAATCAGTAAGCCACGCTTATCGACGTCCTTAGACGCCATGATGTATTTCGAATAGGCATTGCAGTACAAGCTTAATTGCGTCTGATCTAACTTAGTGATGTGTAATCTCTTTAAATCCACAACCACGCGTTTGTATTCACGCTTGGCATCGTCGTCCAACCACTTTGGCGGTGTTGTCGATAACGCCGGGAAGTCGCTTGCCATTAATTCTGATTCATTTCTAACGTCTTTCTCATCGTTAGTTAGGTGTTTCTTATTGTTTCCAGTAGGTTTTCTAGGTCTTCCAGCCATAATATTCTCCTTTCGAAAGTTTTAATTTAGGGATATTTACGTGAAGAAAGGAGGAGTCCGTTCATTCTCGCTTCTAAACCCTATAGCCCCAAGGGTTGACGGGGTACCTGAAATACAGTCCGGCTACTTTCCCCCGTACCATCTGCCTTTGTAAATTTTTTCGTGACAACTTTTGCAAACAGATTGTAAGTTGTTTTCTGAAAGTCTAAGAGACCAATCAACTTTAGTTTCTATCTTATGATGAACTGTTGTTGCTTGTGTCACATGATCGTTAGACAAACATATCTCGCACAAAGGTTGTCTAATCAATTGCAGCTCGCGTGCATGCTTCCACTCTTTCGAGTGATAGAACTTCAAGTAATCGTGTTGATTAATCTGTCTGTATTTGTTGTACTCTCTCGAAGTAAAGTCACGATGCTTGTCACAATACTTATCATTAATGCTGATTAAAGTATGACAACCAGCTTTACCACACTCATGACTTAGCATGCTTGCGTGCCTCAATCATATTGACTGTAGACTGACTAATCTCATGACCATCTAACATATGTGTAAACACTTCTCCGTTGGCATAGATAGTTACCACATCAGCCAGCCAGTTGACGCCTCTAACTTTTCGATGCATCACGCATCACTCCAATCTGTGTGATGATTGCTTTACCATATTGCTCTAACGCTTCTTCAAAGCTAATCTTATTGACCTCAGCATAGTTGCTGGTCATAAAGTAAAGTAATCGAATGATAACGAACTCAAGCTCGTTAGTCTCAACACCCTTTGGCACATTGATATTAATCTGTGGGTCAATGCCACGCTTGATCATCTCATTGGCGGTTAGTATGTTTCTGGTCTTCATGTGAATCCCCCTCTTCCTGCACAAAAAAACGCCGCTCATCTGAACGACGTTTCTCATCTATCTTCTTCTGTTTAAGCCACTTTTCTAGCCTGGCATCGGCTTTAGATTGCCAATCAGGCTCTTTCTTGTAGCTACCCTGGTTCATATAATACAATCGGCAATCACCACCTTAATTTTTTGCACAAAAAAAGCCATAACCGATTGGCTATGACTTATTTAGTTCTGCCATTGATTGTAAACGTTAACTGTCCTATAATGAAGCTGTCAGGCACCCCCAAACACCTGGCACATATTGGATTATACTTCCAAATTTCGACTGCCTTATGGTGGTCGTTTTTTGTTGCACTAAAAAAGACAGCCTAAGCTGTCTCAAGATAAACTCTTTTAAAATTGTACGCCTAATGAACCTAAGCCAGTCGCATTCCATTTGTATCCCTCGGAGCGAGCAATCCGCATCAATTTTCGGATTCGTTCAGCGTTTTCATCACCCAATAAGTTCTTACCATTCATGGTCCAAATTGTAATTCCATTTACGGTTTTAGCTGCTACCACTTGAGCTGGCATATCTTCTGTAGATAAATGTTTTGCTGCAATTAAAAGAATATCCTTAATATGCTGATCAATTTCTTTGTGGGCCAAATCATTATACATTTCATCAATTATTTCGAAAACTTGCTCATTAATAGTCTTTGACATTATATCACCTTCCGTTAACCAGAATATACCACAACTTCATGTTTATGTCGCTACTTCCCTAATGATTGTAATTGCATTTCACTTTATTAAAAAAGTTTTCAAATATCTCTTTATTGATTTTCGTGATGCATCATCACATCAATTACACGTTGTATTTCTGCTAATTTAACAGTTGGTGAATAATCAGAGTCTAATATAGTTTGGATTAATTCAATTAAAGATTTATCCATATACCCTCCTAATTAAAAAAGGACGCCTATTTGACGTCCTTCATTACCTTAAGCAGTTGTTGCAACTGGTCCTTCTTCTGCTTTCTTCTCTTTATCTTTCTTCTGTTTCCGAATTTTATCCTTTGCGCGCTTATAAACATCTTTGGGACTAGGAAGCCCAAATACATAAACTACCATGATATCCCTTCTTTCTTACTTTAATTGTAGACTCAATCTTACAGTACTACAAATATTCGGGACTAAAAAAGACAGCCTAGGCTGCCTTACATAAAGTATTTTTTTATTAGTTTATAAATAGCTATCAATTCAATTATTGAAAAAAGCAAAAGAATAAATTCAATTAATATAACCATTAGCCATGGCATAGAAATCGCATCAAATATTTTCAATAAAATTAAAATGCCACTCGCAAACGTTAACATTTTTTATTCTCCCTTAATTAATCATTGATTTAACGTTATCATAAGCTTTATTTATGATATCTGTATTATCTTCATAGTCATTTATTTTTGTCTTTATAATATCTTTAGGTTCGATGCTGTATCCTGAAAAATCAAATTTTAAACTACATATTAAAAAACTAATAAAAAACATTAATTCAAAGTTCTCAAGAGTGTTATCTTTTTCTTTACCAAAATCTACTTTGACGGAATTCTCTAATGATCCATTTTTATATAATCTTTGCATCATAATTGCAACGATATGTACCGTTCTTTCAGAGCCGTACATAAGTGCGCTTTTTATCATATCATTTAGTTTCTTCTCGCCACTTTTACCAGAAAAATTTTCTTCAAACTTGTCTAGTTCAGTTACAAGTCTAATCCAGTCATCAAATGTTGAATTCAGCTTACTTCCGCTAATTTCTCTAAAGTATGCTTCTCTCTGAATATCTTTTTCATTTTTCGCCTTACTATTCTCAACAATAAGACTTCTAGGAATTTTCACTGCATCTTTAACCATAAAACCAACTGTACTAATAGCCCCTAAAATCAATAACAATATTATAGTCGTAAATATTTCCATAATACTTCCTCCAAAAATCTAATTTATATACGCAACTTCAATTAAACACTAAAAAAGACAGGCATTCAACCTGTCTCATGCGTATATAAATATTTGGAGCAAGGATAATGCTAACACAAATCTGATAAACGTTAAACCTATCAGCTTGTGCAATATCGCAGGTGTGGATTTGCACCACACAATCTGAGTTCCTTATTTTTTTCTAACCGAGTCTCATTAGTCTCCGCAGAGATATTAACCAGACTCGAGCATTACCTATTCCGCCACTGCGATAATATCCTAGTCGGGACTCGAACCCGAATCGTGACCGCAGGTGCACTTCCGCGCTGCTTTACCATTAAGCTACTAGGATACAGATATGCTACTGGATCTCATTTGTCCTTCTTCGCATTATCTGATAATACTACTATAACGCGTTTTTAAGGCCATTTGGTTCACTAAAAGTTCACTTTTTGAAAACATGTAAGTCTTCGATCATGAACGAGTCGGCAAACTGTAAACAAGCGCGGTTCTTGTAAAACTGATAGCGCGTTTTTTCATAACCTAATGCTTCCATTTCTAAATAATCAGGCATCTTAGAGCTTGAAACGTAAACATCAATTAGTAACTTACGACTAACCACATCACAACTTTTTAACGCTGCAACTACGCTATTGATTACTTGCTCAGCATAAACACGCTGTGTAATTGTCTCTTCTGCTTGATTGCCCACCGAACCACCCTTAGGCATGTCTGTGATAATAGGCGACTTAATACCGCTGATGTCCTTGTGGCTATATCTTTGCATTTGGGGCAGTGTGTGCTTTAAAAAGTGTTTAACCTTAGCTACGGTTTTCTTCTCGTCGACTTGTGGGAATAGCTCGTCCATCTTATACATCTGTTTACCCCTTTTATGATATAATTTAGTCAGTCAGTACATCAGCGAAGCCGTCTTGCCGGGCGACTTTTTTTGTGCCTAAAACAATTCTTCAATCCTAATTGTAAGATGGCGGATCCTTTCGTAAGCTGCTTCTATTTCTTTGTTTAACTCATGATTATCCTTTTCTAACCATTCATTTCGTTTTTTAAGTCGCTTGTTGTCAACCTTGAGTTGCTCATAGTTATCCATGTAGCGTGGATAGTCCCGTAACATATCTTCGATATAATTAAATGTTGACCGTCTCACGATTAGCCTCCTTCAATCTTTGAATCGTCGCTTGCGCAAATTCTAGTTCTTTTTCTAAGTATGAACTGTAAGTTGCCAACTGTTCCACCTGCTTTTTAAGTCGTTTGTTATCAGCTTTGAGTTGCTCATAGTTGTTCATTAGTTAACCTCCAACAATTCCGGATTTTTATAAATATTACCGCACACTCTTGTTTCATCTGCCCATTCCCACACTTTTAACTTAATCTCTCGCATGTTAATCCTCCTAACGGCTGCTAACGCGGTATTTTTATTTGCGTATCTATTTCAATGTCGCAACTTGGTCCGCACCTTTATTTACATTTGATTTCTAGGCTATATCTGCCCATTATGCGTTAATAGTCAAATGTTATGACCGAATTTATCCCATAAGTCCTCTAATCTTAGATGCTCCAGCTTCGGCCTGTTTCTAAAGCGTGCACCGAATTTATTTTTGGGGTTACCCATTCAAGGTTGTGTACCACATTGTTTGTTTTATTTCCGTCTTTATGATTGACAAGTCGCAAATCAGAGTGCTTTTGTGGTAAAAACGCCTTCGCTACTAATCTATGGACTCTGACCATTGAGCATTTACCACCCTTACTTAACGTTGCAACAACATATCCCGCTCCATTAATAGAAGGATTCATCATTCTATGTCTTCTTATATTTTTCAGCCTTCCTAAGGAACTTATCTGGTAAATACCCGCATACCCTGCTACATCCTTCCACACTTCTTTTTCACTCATCAGCATTCACTCAACTTTCTATTACACATTGGGCAATAATTGATTGCTGTATATCCTTGATGCATATCGGAATCAGTTGTTTCCAGATAATATTTACCCATCACCAGATAGTCTTCATTGCGATCGTAGCCAACGCATTTGACGATAAGAATATCAACAAACCGATCATCTAATTGCTTGGTTGATTCCATTCGGACCATTTTAAATGAATCAAGAGCTACGTGCCGCCCGACTGGTAGAACGCAATCGCAATACTTACATTCAGTCATTCCCATCTACCTCCTCAACCGGCACCGCAAATGCCTTATAACGTGGGTCGATTGCTTCAATTTCATCCATTGTAAATTGTGTATTCCAAGACCCGTCATTCAAATTATCTGCAATCATTATTTCACCATCATACGTAACCACATTCAAGTAGGTATTCGGATTATCTTTGACCAATAGTACGTAATAAAGCTGTTCAGGTTCAGGCTCATATCCGTATCGGACAGCGTCAATTAGTAGCCATTGATTGTCTGCATTCCCATCAATAAAAGTGCCTAATACGCTTGATTCTTCTTCTCGCCATTGATCGTACAGGCCCGATATTGTACCTACGGGCCAACTTTCATTACCATTTTCAGGCAAACCATAGTCTTGCAACGCATCGTACAAGCGTTTTGGCAACTTCACTTTTTCATGTTCCATCACTTAATCCTCCTAATAATCATGCTTCAGGGGTTAATTCAATAATGCTGTAGCCTTTAATATCTTTTTTGAAATCTCGATAATGTTGAAATTGGCTAACGCTAACCGCTAGGAACTTGGCAGCTTTTGTCATTGACCGGAATTTAAGAACCTTGCCATTTCGTGACAATCCGACTGGCACCGCTCTATCCCTGCTGCTACCTTGTATTTCTAGCCCCTGCGCCTTGACGATTTTGTAAATGGTGCTGTCAGCGATACCTGTGATTTTCGCTGTTTCAATTACAGTTTTTCCGTCAGCAATACAGGCGGTGACATCTTTAACCCGTTGACGTCGCATTTCTGGTGATACCCGCTTTGTATTCCTCTTGAATTTAATTCCTTGCTGGTGTTGAATGTTGCTTAACGTCGAGTTGCTAATGCCCATTTCAATTAAGCATTCTTGGCGATTCATGCCATTATCGAATAGTTGTCTAAGCTGTTTACCTAACCGTTCATGATAATGTGCAAGTGTTTCACCCTGTTGCTTCACGGCGTAATCGCGTACATAATACTTATCTTTTAGATCATCGGTGGTCGTCGGCGTCAAAGCTCTGTCTAAGTCACGCTTGTTGATAATCGCCACTGGTTCGTTCGGCTTAGCCTTTAAACGGTGCTGGTTAACCTCCGAACGATAATCAGCTTCATACATCACAGATTGCGTCTCCATGCCTAATAACACATATGTCATTGTTTAATCCTCCTAATAATCATTGGTTCTGGCATTGGCTTAACTAATAAAGCCACACCCGATGTTTTACCTCTGCGCATCTTGCCCTTTGTAGGCCATTCTTTAATTAATAATCGGTATAGCGCTTCTTTATCCTTGTGGCGCGTGTATTCTTCGCCTGATTCAGCGCCAATTAATTGCCACATAGCTAGGCCTCCTCGCGGATAAACATAAAACGACCCCAACCGCCATTTTGGTTCTTTTTGATGATTTTTAGGAATTCAGATTCGGTAAACTCTTGTACAATCCGCTTATTGAGCGCCGATGCAAACATTCTGTTTGGATTTGTAAATTCACACGATAAATACTGATTGCCGTTGGCGCTTTCTAATCCTCTAAACCGATAACGATAACGCGGTTCTTCGATTTCCCAACCTGTAATAAAAGCTTGTGCTAGACGTTTCTGGTTTTCAGCCGTTGCCCAATTGATTAATTCAGGCCCGACAGTCGGCCCGCTAACGCCGTCAGATTCAATATCTGGCATGTACAACCCGCCTTCTAATTTTGCAAATACGCCAGCCAACGAATACCCTTTAAGCCCGCATCTGTTTAAAAAATATCCCACAAATTGTTCTTCATTTTTAAAAATAACTTTATCCATTACGATTACTTCCCTTCAATAATATTGACGGCATCTTCTGCGCTACGTGCCACACCGTATAGGATTGGCGCATCTTTAAATACTTCTGCGAATCGTTTTTGATCGTCGCGAAGTCTGCCTTTTTCGTTTTTAACTTCAATTAAAATCGCCTTACCGTCTGAATGTCTGAACCCAGTTAAGTCTGGCCAACCTTTGGGGAACAGTTGAATCACTGCCCCAGTTTTTGAATAAGCTCGACCGGCATTACTTCTGGCAATCGTGCAGCCGCGTTGACTGACTGCTAACATAATTTCATTTTGAATCGAGTGTTCTGATTTCAAATAATCACTCCCACAGTTTTTGGTGTAAGCAGGTGAAGGCAAAGGTGAAGGCACATTGAATCACTGTGTACCTTGTCGCTGTAAGGTCTCAACCCATTTTTCTTGGTAAGGTGAAGGGTACTAAAAACTTATTCCCTATATGGTATATATTTTTATTTATCTTTATTAATATAAAATAAAGTAACCCTTCACCTTATATATAAAACCTTGTGAAACACCAGTTACACTAGGCGCTATCTGTGAAACAAACCCTTCACTAAAGCCTTCACCCTTCACCTATTTCATAAAATTCAATCGAGAATCAATTTTGATGCTTAAGCCTTCATAAGTGTTTCCAAATTTTGTATGTTTCCTTGTAAACTTCTGCTGCATCTCTCTCCCAAACTTTGTGTTAGACATGCAATATTCGGAATTATCATCGGCCCATTGCTTGTAGACTTTATAAATCTCACTCGCTTTAACCTCAAAACCGGGGCCTGTCTCACAGCAATCACTAACGAATTGACTAATGACATCCATTTCAGCTCGGTAGCCTGTGCTGGCATCTTTAATTACTTTAGGCAACCCTAGTCCCTCTGTCTGCCATTTAAGGCAGCCGTCAACTGCCCAATTCATAATCCCAGTTGCTTCACGTTGTAACTTGTATTTAAGGTCTTTATCGACCTTATGATCCGGAATCTGAACTGAAAACGGTACAAGGATTAAACGCCGCCAGATACCATCATCAGTACCGCGAATAATAGGTTTGTGGTTAGTTGCTAGCCAAAGTTTAAATTCTGGTTCAAACTCGAACTCTTGCCCGTACAGTTTCCGAGCAGTGACCTTATCGCCACCAGTTAACTGCTTAACTAAACCTTCATCCATCCGTAAACCTTCGTTTGGTTCGCTTGATGTGACTAACCTAGCGCCTTTTAGACGGGCAATATCTGAGTTAGGCCCGCTAGCATTCTGTTTAACCATGATCGAACTAGCCTGAATCGTCTTGGCGTAAGTCCCTATCACGTTTGATATAGTTTCAAGGAAGATTGATTTACCGTTTCGACCATTACCGAATAGGATAAACATCACTTGTTCTTTGGTTGATCCAGTCAGTGAGTAGCCGACAGCTTTTTGAATATAATTAATTAAATCTAAATCGTTATCGAAAACCTGCTTTAAGAACGCCTCCCACTCTGGCGCGTCAACGGTGTCCGAATACTCCACGCTCGCTTCACGGCTAAACATTTTGATAATACTGTGGTTTTCCAGTTTACCGCTCGCTAGATTAACGTAACCATTGCTTGCATTGAGTAGCATCTTATCTTTGTCGAATTCGTCTGGCATGACTGGGATCCGATGTTGCATTTCTTTCATAACAGCCGTCTTAGTCTTATTATTACGGGCTGACTTTAAGAATTTAGCCCACGCTTCTTCAATCTTTTCTGGGTCAACTTCTGGCGGTGCAACTACTTTTTCGTTTTTCATATTTTTAACAATCTCGTCTAACAAACTGTGGACTTTACCAGAATTGTCAGCTTCCCAGTAGCTCCCGTTAAAAATATAAAAGCAGTTGTCAATATAGGAATACCGAACCTTATCGCCGAAATGGTCCAAAAATCTATCAACTAATCCTGAATCATCCCATGATCGTGCGGGCAGCTCTTTGTGCTTGCTAGTTAGAAACTTCAAATCATACTTTGGTAACTCTCTCTGTGGCTCATAGACCGCCGTATTTTCATTAATCGCCTTATTGAGTGTTGCTACACCATAAGTTGTTTTGCCGTGCTTCTCGTCCCATTTATCGCGCATTAAAGACGATTGCCGAAAGATACTATCCATCTTGCTAAAGTCGCGACCTGTCCAAAATGCTAGGTCGTTGGCAAAGGCTAAATCCGCCTCGGATTGAGAGCTGTAGAACTGCTCCCAGCCACCACCATAAAGCAGTAAGAATCGCTTGCCAGTTTTAGACTTTGAAGCCTTATCAATGATTTCTTGTTCGGACAAATTGACCGTTTGCGCTGGTTGATTGGTTGGTAACTGTAAAACCTTGTCACGACCTAAATACTTCTCATACAGGTATTTAAAGTTGCTTGGTTTAATCTCATTAATTCGTTTAAAGTTACCTGTCCGCTTGCCTGTCATGGCGAAGAATCGGCCAGCCTGATACATTTCAATGTTGCCTTTACGTCGGCGGTCACCAGGAATTTCACCTTTTACAATAATGTGAAGGCCCTCGCCTGACATCGAAGTCTCGGCGTACGACTCTGTGTGACTTAAGAAGTCGCTGACCACATTGTCATCATCGTCACCTTGTCGCCAGCGGTGTAGGTCAACCGCCACATGGTCGATGTCAATACCCGCATAACCATTCGCAAAGAAGAACCCTAAGCCGTCTAGCTTAAACTCATCTAATGCTTTAAGTGCTGTTTCAAAATCGACCCAAGTCGTCGGATCATTACTTTTGGCGTCACTGCCATCAATGGCGGATTTCGGAAACTTATTAAACTTCTGTTTGGTTTCCTGCCATTCTCTCTTGTAAAGCCCCCATTGTTTAAGGGCTTTTAGCTCGTTCGGTATTAACTCGTAAGCCATTCATGTGTGCCTCCTAAATTAAAATGGTAAGTCGTCATCTGATACATCAAGCGTTGAATTGTTGCTTCCGGTAAATGGGTCAGCACTACTAGTCTCTTTGAATTGATGATTGCTTTGTGGGTATTCCGATTTACTAAAGTTCCAAGGTGCTACTCGGTTCACGTCACTAACATCGCCGTTATATTCGTTTTTATCTTTTTTGACGTACACTTTGGCAACTTTTCCGGTCAAGATATTTAAAAAGTCTTCAATGGAATTAATCTGTGTTCCTTCTGGGACACCGATTGCATCTAAAATGTATTGGAACCCTTGCATGTCATATTGATTAGTTTTTTTGCGTTTCCAGTTATCCATAAACACATGTCGATTGTGGTATTTCTTATTGGTTTCAGCCAATGAAGGCACACCATCTAAGTCGTTCCGAACGATCAAATCTAATTGCAATGATTCAGCACCATTTTTAGTCGCTGTTTCTTGTGCTTTCGCGATAATCATTTCGTAGTTACCGGTAGGTAAAACACCGTAATCGTTTGATTTGTTTTCTTTATAATCTGTTGTTAAAAATGTCATTGTTATTTCGCTCCTTTAATTAATCCTTTATTTTTTGCTTGGAAATAAATCCAGCCTTGCTTGTATCCGCGGGCTTTTGCATAAGCCTTTAGTTCTTCATAACTTTTTAATTCACTTATTTTTTTGGTCACAATATAATCGGCTTGTAGTTTAAAATTGCTTTCAATCTTTTCAATACGCGCCTTTTCATCAACTTTAATTTCAGTCTGAACAATCTCGATTTCATGCCCACATAATGGACAGGATTTCAATTGCGCTGGGATCACCGCGAAACAAAACGCGCATTGTTTGATTGGCGTGTCAACTATTGTATTAGTTGATTTCTTTTTCTTTTCGCGGTCTGCCAATGTCCATTTTTGTGGTGTGTTAGGCAAACCAAATCTAGTGTAGTTAGCCACATGATCAATAATCGTGGCTTGCTTGCCTGGCTTAAATCGCATACACCGCATTGATTGTTGAATGAACAATACTAGCGATTCGGTGGGGCGTAGCATGATGACGCAGCTGCAATCGGGTACGTTATACCCCTCACTAATCAGGTCGCAATTACTTAACACCTTTAACGTTCCTTTTTTGAAATCGGTCATTATCTTGTCACGCTCTCTTTGTGGTGTTTTAGAATCGCAATGCGCGGCGTTAATACCTGCATCCCTAAACTGCTTGGCAATCTGCTTACTAAAGGCAATACTATGGGCATAAACAATTGCCTGTTGCCCGTCTACCTTGTCCCGATAGGTCTTAACCACATCACCATAAATTGTGTGGCCAACGGCTTCATCAATAGACTTATTAGAGTAATCACCTGTGCTGCTCTTACTTAATTTACTTTCATCAATTAAATTGACTGAGTAATAATCAAACGGCGCTAAGTAATGATTATCAATCAGCCATTGCACGTCTGGGCCTTCAATCATCGCATCATAGACATCCCCCAAACCTTTGCCGTTTAGTCGCCATGGTGTCGCGCTAAAACCTAAACGTGGCACATTTGCATAGTGTTCATAAATATCACGGTAAGTTTTGGCTAAACTGTGATGCGTTTCATCTGTAATGATTAAATTTGGCACTGGCAAGCTGTCTAAGCGATTTCGAATCTTGCCGACAGTCATTACAGTACATAGATTTAAATCGACTGAATTGGCTTTAAACGACTCCATAATCTGATTGATTAATTCTTGGCGGTGAACCATAAACATTACTCGTCCGCCTTTTAGAGTGGTCAGCCTAGCAATCTCCGCAATCACCACAGACTTACCACTACCTGCCGGGCTAACTAAGAGACACGATTTATTTCCCTTCTTGAGTTCCTCTCGTGCTTGCTCCACTAGTTTCATCTGGTACGGATGTAATTGGTACATCTGGTTCACCCCAATCAAATAAGGTTTCAATTGGACTAGCTTTCCGGCTATCTAAGCGATTTTTGGCAAAAATACCGTCATCGCCTTCTAAAATAACGCCCCGTTTTTGTGTGTCCGGATTAAGCATCATGCGCCCCACAACGTCAGTTAGTCCCATGAATGTACTGCGGACACTAGTCCTTAGTTGTGGTGAATACTGGTTAAATTGTTGCCCGGTCATTGAGGCCACTTCGTATTGGTCTTCCCAAGCAGTCACAAGAATGTTGACTGGTAATTTATAAAACGCATCGATCACGCGAATAAAGTAGTTAGTCCAGCCAGAGTAGTCTTGCAGCTCATTGCGAATACCGCTTTTTGAGTTACGTCCCTGTTCAATGAACCAAGACTTTTCTAGTGATGAAACATTGTCTAATACTAGGTTCGAATAGCCGTCTAATTCACTAGGTAATTCTTTTAATAGTCGGGTTAATTCCTTTGACGGATTAGCCTTGTCAAACTCTTCGGCGTCAATATTGGTACCACTCAATACCTTTTCAGAATTATCAAACGGAATAACCAAAGTCTTACCCTTCATAAATTTGGCTGCGCTAGTCTTACCGATACCAGGTTTGCCATAAATCATGACCCTAAATAAATCAGTCTTATTAGTATCTTTTAATGAATGAATTGCCATCTAATTACCCCCATCGAATTGAAGTACCTTGTGTTAATTCCGCGCCTGTTACTGGTTTGCCAGCTTTTAAATCAGCCTTTAACTTAGCTTTGTCCAATTCGTATTTTTGTCTAAAGTAGAAAGCCGGAATATCCTTTTCATCAAACACATTAACCGATGCCGGATTATTCTGAATTCGTACTGGCATGATCGGATCATTAACTTTTTTGATGTCAGCTGTTTCCATGGCATACATAGCGCGTTGCTTGATTGCAAGGATTGCCTTTTTAGTTCTCTTATTCCGTTCGGAAAGCTGTTTAATTGCTTCTGCTCGTGCTTCCACATCAGCCTCCAGATTCTTAATCACGTAACCTGAGTTAACGACCTTGCTTTCCAAATCTGCCTTAATCGCGTCAAACGTGTCTGCTGCTTGCGTTTCATCGATTTCGCCACTCTCAACTAATTGTTGAAGCTGTGCGAAGTCGCCTGTTAATTTATAAATGCTAGCCATGTTGCGCCTCCAGTGTTATTATTTGTGTATAAACTGTTTTATTTGTGCGTTAATCGTTGTCGCGATTAGCGCTTTTTTTATGCTCAATCAACCGCACCACCTCCCATAGTTAACAGAAAGTCACGCTCATCTCCTTCGCAGATAATATAACCGTCGAATATAATGCGTGAATCTGATTCGAATACTTCACGACCTGCGTAGTCATAACCGATTAGTTTATTCTCCCTATCTGTGGGCGTTAAACGATCGCGTTCCGCTTGATTGGCGAAGTTGTCTTTTGGCATTTTGATTCGCCTCCTTCCAATAGAAGATGTCTAGGATAGCCACACAGATAAAAGCTCCAGTTAATATTTCTAGCCAAATCATTTTTCTTTTTCTCCAAAGAATTCTTTGTGATTCAATCCCACATAAGTGGCAAATGATCCGATGATTAATAGTGTCACTGGAAATTGCATAAAATTCGGGATATATAATCCTAAAATAATGCTGCTGATACATGTCATGTATAGATTCTTATTCATTTGATTATCTCCTTCATGATTCTTGCGAAGTTATTCCGCACAAACTTGATAAATCCCAGTGATTCAATCCGGTACTTTGAGCCACCGTATGGGTAGTAAACGCAACCGCCGTGATCTATATCTAGGCGTGGTTTAAACACCTCTAGCACCTTGTACATATCCTTCTTACTAATCCCGATGACCTCCGTCGCCTTATTTACATCCCAGATGACACGCTTATCAGCTTCTAATTGTTCGCGCCGCTCGGTCTCGATTAACTCAATGCCTTCGGGCAACGTGATTGGGACGGTTACGGTTAATTGGTTCATAGTTTGGCCTCCTATGCTGTTTGTTGTTGTTCGATAGTTGGTAATACACCGTTCAATTTGAGCAGTTCATATAATCCTAACCGGCCTTTTTGTGTCCATTTAGTGTTGAGGACTGCTTTTTCTGTACCGTCTTTTCGCTGAACCATTCGTGTTTCGGATTGCGTCCAACCGTTGCGTTGATATTTGGCATACAATAACCAAGTTTTACCTTGCTTGTATTGGACTTTCAAATCATGTAGCAGCATATTCATCTTGGTGCCTGACATACCATAATCTTTTGCGATAACTGTAATTGATACGAGCGCTTCATTAGCCAGTACCGTATCGTAATATGTCGCTTTAGGCGTTAGCTCATTAACGCGTTGTTCAGCAATCAATCGTCCTTGCCGTTCATTTTTGACTTGTTGTGCCAAATTTATGATCGTATCTGGATTTAATAAGATTTCTTCTGCTTTTTCAGCTGTAAGATATGCGCCGTTCTTTCGAATCGATGGTAGGACTTCGTGATTTACCCATCTCATAAATCTCTTTGCTTCTGATTTACGACTTGCGCCAATAAACGAATATAGTCCTGCTTCACTGATAATATTGGCTTCACCCTGACGCCCTAGATTAAATCTAGACCGTTCATCGTCATCTAATCGTTTTAGCGCATCTGTTGTATTCTTAATTTCCAATGTTTTAGCAACATCGGTAGCAACAAACCAAACTTCTCCGTTATTATTAACGGTTCGAACTCGATTGCCTTCAAAACTAAATAATTCTAAATTGTTCATTTGTTTTTCTCCTTTGCTTAACATGGTTGAGGTTCCTTCCTTTCAAACAAGTACACTAGATCGAATTCTGGAAAGAATTTTTGTTGAATAGTCAGTGCTTCATTGAATTTAAAATCTGAATCACCATTAATTTTGTCAGAAATAGTTTGATAGCGAACTTTAATCGCATCTGCCATATCAGTCAATGTCACATTTTTATCTTTTCGAACTTTTTCCAAATTTTTTAACAAATCAATCACCACCTTTGTACGAATTTTCGTAACTTGATTTTAAAAAAATTGTGCTCGTCTTAAGCACACATTTAATATATACGAATTTTCGACCATTGTCAACGCATTTTATCGAAAAAAAATTTATTTATTTAATTGATATGCGATTTTTCGTATGTTATAATACTGTTATCGGAGGGACGCTATGATTATTGAAGATAAATTAAAGGAGTTAATAGAACTTAAATCTGGCAGTCTGCGCGCTTTCGCAGCTGATAATGATATCCCTTATACAACTCTTAGATCCATATTAGAACGTGGAGTTTTGAACGCTAAAATGGACAATATATTAAAGATATGTAAAGGCCTTGGTATATCACCAGAGGAACTAGCTAATTTTGGAAATTCTAAAATCACTCATCTGGAAGATAAGCGTATTACGCTAGCTAGCAAATACAATTTCTACGACACTGGACTTTCAGCTGGTGTACTCGACTATGTTAATTCTTACACACCAGACAACACTAAAACTATAGAGCTATCAGACGTTATTATGGGAAAATATGCTGGCGATAAAGATATATTCATCACTTACATCAATGGTGAATCAATGAATAGAATCATTCCAGACGGTTCATTGATCGCAATTAAAAAATACAGCGATTTTACAGAACTGTGTGACGGCGATATCGTCGTTTTTCAAGAAGGCGCAGGAATGGCTGTTAAACGGTTCTACAATGATCCTAGAAACAAGATTGTCACATTCACGCCCGACAGCACAAGCGGCGAGTTCCGCCCTATTAATTACTTATACGACTCAATGAGCGACGTTAGAATTATTGGGAAAGTAGTTGTTTATACGGTTACCGTCTAGCCTAGTGGCTTTAGTTGGGTGCGATTCCCAACTAGATAATTGCATTAAAAAAGCCCTATCGAATCGTGGGGATTCAATAGAGCCTGTGTATAGTTATGGATGCAACTACAAATATATTTTATCATATTGGAGGAGTATTTGTGATTAAGAAGAGGTATTTATTTATGGTTGCCATGACAAGTTTAGGGCTACTCACTGCCTGCGGTAATCAAAGCGAACACAATAATTCAAACAGCGAACAAACATCGAAGAAAACATCATCGCTTGAAAATGCAAAGATGGATGTTGATGGATTGTTTTCGGATTCAAAACATACTAAATTATTAGAAGGTACAACCTACCAACAAATCAAATCAGTATCTAAAGAAGTATCAAAACTACCTAACTCAAAGGAAAAAGAAAAACTACTAAAAGACATCTTAAATGCTCAAAAATTATGGCCTGATTTTATTAACAAAACTAACAAGAAAAATTCGGAATCTACAGTAACTTCTGAATCAAAAGCTAATTCAAAGAGTGAGTCGGAAAAAGTAAAATCTGAAAGTGAATCTGCCGCCAAAAAAGCGGCTCAAGATTCGGAAAGTAAAGCTACTTCTGAATCTATTCAAGCTAAAGAAGCCGCTAAGACGGACGAAGAAAAAACAGCTGATAAATTGGAAAAGAATGTACTTTTTGGCTATCTAGACAAAAGCAAAGCTACGGAAGTAAATTCTAGTTATTATCAATTAAAAGATTTTGATTACGCACATGTGGGCATTGGAGATCACAATATAATAAAATCTGTCAAACTCGACTTTAAAGATACACCACTTATGAATAAGGACGAAGCCGTCGAATATGTTCAGAGTTTTACCGCCGACGATGCAACTAAGGCGAGCGAACGTGACGGCAAATCGGATTACTTCCACTCCAATAAAACTGGATTAGATTATTTGGTTCGATACACAACTAACGACGATGGTATATCGCTAGTTTTAATTTATCCTAAGCAATAATCGGAGGAGTACTCATGAGAGACTTAAAAGAGTGGTCACAGATAGGTCAACAATTAGCTGACCAAGGTACACCTTTATTCTGCCCTAAATGTAATTTTAATTTGAAAGGCGAAAGATTTTGTCCTAATTGTAATACGAAAATTGTGTATCCAGGCGAAAATTCAAATGACTCAATTAACAAGATGATAAAATTTGGAGATAGAATGAATAAAGCTGGCAACTCGATGAGCAATTTTGGAACATCGATGACGATTGGATGCACAATACCGGTACTGATCATTATATTGATAATATTATTTTTATAATTCTAAGTTCAACCATCGGATAAGCCGACAGCAAGTGCAAGTCTTGCTGGTTGATTTGCAATAAAAAAAGGCACATCCCCCGTCGCCAAACAGATGGATGTGTCTAATTCAAAAGGTACGCATAAGCGTAACGCTCTTTGTGTACCCTATTTTACCAGAAAATAGGAGTGATTTAAATGGCACAAATTTTTAAGCGCGGAAACACATGGTCATATCGTGTTTGGATTGACCACACGCATAGCAAATCTAAAGGTGGATTCAAACGAAAACCAGATGCGATTGCTGCGGCACGAGAACTAGAGTTAAAGAAGGCCAAAAAATTACTAAGCGAAGACGAAGGCATTAGTTTTGCGGATTATTTTCAAAATTGGATTGAAGTGTATAAACTAGGCAGATTAGATGAGAACACCGAGATTCGTTATCGGTCTACTGCTAAAATGATTAAAGATACATTTGATAATAAGCCTATCGATGAAATAACCAGTATGCAATACCAAAAAATGATTGATGCCTATGCGAAAAAACACGCTAAGGCAAGTACATCTAGAATTAACGGCTATATAAGAAAAGCGATTAAGTATGCAATGAATGACGGTTTATTAAACCGTGATTTTACTTTTGGGGTTATCATCTCCGGAAGCGCACCGAAGGACGCTAACCTTAAATTCTTAGAGCAAAATGAAGCGGCTGGCGTTAAGACCTTTTGCCTAAACAATTATTCGTTTAAAGATATTGTTTACTGTCAAATTTTATTCGGTTTAATGACCGGTTGCCGTTATGGCGAAGTATGCGGCCTCACATGGGATTGTGTAGACTTCAAGGGTAAAACCATTACCATTAACAAATCATACGACTACATGCGCAAAACGGGCTTTAAAAAGACAAAGACAGCTTCTTCAGTCAGAACTATACTAATCGATCATGATTTAATTACTATGCTCAAAAAACTTAAAATGGAACAAAAAGAATATTATTTTGAACACAAATTTACAAATCCAAATAAATTAGTTTTTTTGGATAAGAAAAAAGAAATTATCAGTAATAACGGTGCTAATTATGCGCTTAAAAGAATCCTCGAGGAAATTGGCGCTAAGAATATTATCACTTTCCACGGGCTACGTCACACACACGCTTCTATGCTAATTGGTAATAATGTATCATTAGATTATATCGCAGAACGTCTTGGCCATTCCGATACAACTATCACGGTTAAAACCTATTCGCATTTATTGCAAGAAAGTCGTGAGCGAGAGGCGGCCAAGTCGCTTAAGTTCCTCGAAGGGCTATAA